GTATCAGACGCACCATCAAGTCGTCTACCGCCAACACGATTACAACCATACAGCCGTGGCCTGTAGATGTGGTGGCTGGCAATTGGTTCAGTCTGACACCCGGCTGCGACAAGCAGCAAGGCACCTGTCAGTCCAAGTTCAACAACGTGGTCAGGTTCAGGGGTCAACCCTACATACCCGCTGCCGAGACTGTGATGTGAGCCGTGACCCCAGAAACGCGCCAGATCGTCGCAGGAGAGGCTCGTAGCTGGATTGGCACCCCCTACCACCACCATGCCTGCCTGAAGGGTTCTGGTGTCGATTGCGCCCACTTGCTGATCGGCGTGTTCAGCTCGACCGGGCTGGTTCCACAGGTCGACCCAGGCAAGTACCCAGCCGACTGGCATCTACATCGCTCTGAGGAGCGTTTCCTGGGCTGGGTCGAGCGCTTTGCTGATCAGGTGCCGTTGCCAGACGTCGGTGACGTCGGGCTCTGGCGATTTGGACGCTGCTTCAGCCACGGGGGAATCTTCGTGGGTGACGACCTGATCGTGCATGCGTACATCGGTCGTGGCGTGATCATGTCGCGGTTGAATGAAGAGCCCCTTGCGGGAAGAATCGTCACATGGTGGAGCGTTAGGTAATGGGCGGCAGAACGATCAGCACAAGTGAAACGAAGATCGAAGCGATCAAGCTTCAGTCGTCAAGCTATGGTGTGACGATCCCTATCGTCTACGGTGTCACGCGCGTGGCTGGCAACCTGCTCTGGTACGGTGGATTCAAAGCGATCCCGCACACTGAGACAACGTCTGGCGGCAAGGGTGGCGTGAAGGTTCAGAACACGACCTACACGTACACCGCATCTGTCGCAATGGGTCTGTGCGAGGGTGAGATCACAGCGATCAAGACGATCTGGGTCGGCAAGGAACAGCACAACGGCGGGATCAACCCCAACTCGATTGTCACGGTATCAGAGCAGCACAGCGTCCCGGCGTCCACGCCATTCAATGTCACCGTCGCCCACAACAGCACGTTCTCGACGAACGTCGGTGTCGGATATTGGGGTCAGTACGGTGGTGATCGAGGCGACTCAAGTGGGAACACCTGGGTGCCGATGGCGGAGGGCTACGACTACACACAGGTCGACGGGGTCTACACGTTCACAGATCGGTGGGCGAGCCAGAACCTGCAGTTCACGTATCAATACCTGAGCGGATCTCCAGACGAGACAGCCCTCACCGAGCTGGGGCTGTCATTCAAGAGCGGGGCCATAGGGCAGGCCGCATGGAGTTACCTGAACACCTCGTGCGCGCCTCAATCCATCGGCTACAGCGGCATCGCGTACGTCTGCGGCCAGGACTACAGCCTGGGCACAGGGGCTCAGGTCGAGAACCACCTGTTCGAGATCCAGGCCTCGCAGGCCTACAGCATCTCGGCAAATATCCCTGACGCGAACCCGGCAATCATCGCCGCCGATGTGATCCAGAACGGCAGGTACGGTGCCGGATTCCCAAGCTCGCAGATTGGCGGCATCGACATCTGGGGCAACTACTGTCTGAGCGCCGGGATCGTGATGTCGCCAGCGATCACCGAGCAGCAGCAGGCCAGCGACTTCATCGACCAGATGTGCAAGCTCACGAACACAGCGCCGCTGTGGAGCATGGGCAAGCTGACGTTCATACCGTTCGGTGACGCGAATCTTAGTGGCAGCGGCGCGACCTACGTGCCAGATCTCACGCCGATCTACGACTTGACCGACGACGACTACGTCACGACCGGGCAGGACTCAGATCCGGTCAAGGTGACACGCAAGAGCCAGAGCGACTCGTTCAACCACATCAAGGTCGAGTTCGTCAACCGGGCTCGCGCGTACAACATCGAGATCGCTGAAGCGAAGGACGCTGCGGCAATCGACGCGTTCGGCCTGCGCACGATGGACACTGTGTCGGCGCACTGGATCTGCGATGCGAACGTCGCGCGCAACGTCGCGCAGCTCATGCTGCAGCGCACGCTGTTCATCAGAAACACATACACGTTCACGCTTGCATGCAACAAGGACTTCCTAGAGCCAATGGATCTGCTGACCCTGACAGATGCAGGGATCGGTCTGAACAAGCTGCCTGTTCGCATCACATCGGTCGAGGAGTCGAACGAGGGTCATCTGACCATCGAGTGCGAGGAGTTTCCGCTCGGTGTCGCGGCATCCGCCATCTATCAGAGCCAGTCGGCCACAGGGTTCAGGCACGATTACAGCGCCAGCGCTGGCAACGCCGCAACGCCAGTAATATTCGAGATGCCTGGGTCGCTGACGACGACCGGGCTTGAGCTTGGCATCGCGACATGCGGCACCACTGAGTTTTGGGGCGGATGCGATGTGTGGGCATCGTACGATGGCAACTCATACGTCCAGATTGGTGTCATCAGCGGTGGCAGCAGGTTCGGCTACCTGACAGAGCCAATCGCGTACGGTGTAGCAGACGTACAGATGATGCATGGCCAACTGCTCGGCACATCGAGCGACGTCGGGCCGCTCGGCACGCTGTGCTACATCGGCGGCGCGAGCCAAGAGTTCATCGCGTACGAAACCGCTACATTGACCGGCAACGGCACGTACGCACTGAGCGGGCTTGCTCGCGGATCGTACGAAACACCAATCGTCGCGCACAACACGAACGACCCGTTCGTGCGCGTGGACGACGCGATCAGCACATCGGCAGCTCTGGACAAGAGCCTGATCGGCACGACCGTCTACATCAAGCTGTGTTCGTTCAACATCTACGGAGCAGCCAAGCAGTCACTTGCGGAGGTCAATGCATATGAGTACGTTGTCACTGGCGTGTTTGCCGCAACCAAACCGGGAATTCGCACATTCCAGCAAGAAGAGCCACCGACAAGCGAAACCATTGGTGACCTATGGACTGAGATTTCGACAGGAAACACGTACAGATGGAGCGGCACGCAATGGGTGCTTCAGTCAACCATCGGCGCGAACGCAGACACGTTCACCGGCATCGTTGGCATCGGCAACCTGCTGCAGTACAGCAGCTTCAGAACCGATCAAGACAGTGACGGTATGGCCGATGGCTGGGTTGCGGCCAATACCAACAACGGCTCACAACCGATCACATTCAATCGAATAGACGCTGGAGGATTGTTCGGCGGTGATGCACAGCAAGTCGCGTGGGGCGTAGGCGCAACGACGCCAAAGGGGCTTAAAACAACAGCCAACGGTGGCGTACTTGGTGGCTGGATGGTAGAGACAGAGTACATGGTGTCTGGCTACGCAAAGTCGTCGACATCGAATGGCTACAAAACACTCGATCTGGTCTGGAACAACCAGCCGATTTCTGTGGCGTGGCCAGTTGCTCCGCTCCTGACCAGCGATTACCAACGGTTCGCAGCTCGTGTTGCCTGGGGGCCAACGGTCGAGGCCAATGGCGCGCTGTGGATCACCATGTCCAATCCTGCCGGTGTAAACGACATCACGTTCAGCGCTCTTCAGGTCACCGAGGGCAACATTCTCACCGAATACGTCGAGGCCACACAGGATCTTCGCAACGCTGCTGAAGCTGCCCAGGCCGAAGCGACATCGGCTGCAAACATGGCTCAGACAGCGCTCGACCAGATCGGCGGCGCAGTCAGCGACAACCTGTTGGTACCGAGCGAGAAGCGGATGATCGTTGTCGATTACAACGCAGCGGTCAATGAGCGCCAAGGCATCGTCAATCAGGCGCTCGACTTCAACGTACCGTCGACCTCGTACAACTCCAGTGTCGCCAACATGATCAGCTACATGGCGACGTTGACCAGCAACGTCCCGTGGTACGACATGACAGGTACGACGACGGTGGTTGGTACCACGTTCCTGGCGAAGTGGTCGTCGCTGTACGCAGAGCGTCAAGCGCTACTGAACGCCATTGCCGCGAAGGCCAAGGCCACAGCGGACACCGCTGGCACGATAGCCAACTCTGCTGCAGGCAACGCGAGCAACGCGATAGTCGCGGCGAACAATGCGTCGGCGCAGGCGGCGAACGCTGTCTTGGTGGCCCAGGCTGCTAGTGACTATGCGAACCAAGTTCTAGCCGACATAGGCGTATCAGCCAGCGACAACACGCTGATTCCGAGCGAGAAGCGGGCGCTGATAACAGACTACAACATCATCCTAGCCGAGCAGTCAGGCATCAACACCCAGGCGGCTAACTACGGCATCGTCACCGAGCGCGCGACATACAACACATCGATCACCAGCCTGACGAACTACCTGAACAACCAGACGACGCCGACAGCGTGGAACAACATCGGCGGCTCGACAACTATCGTCGGCTCGACCTTCGTTTCCAAATGGGCTGATGTCTATACGTCAAA